TCAACAGTTGTTGCTAACGATTTACCAAAGCCTATTCCTGATATCGGTGACTGGATTGTACCTACATAAACAAATCCTGGCACAGCAGAATCAAATTCGTACACATATACAGTATCCTCGTCCGGTGCACCAACGTATAACCATTGATCATCTTTACTTAATGCTATGCTATATCCAAACTGTTTATCGCCCATTGATGTAGGCTCAAGTATTTGTCTGCCGGACATTACCCCAAATACATCTCTGTAATATATGTAAACAGATCCCGTATTGCTGTTGCTTGCAGGTGCACCCACTGCTACATATTCGTTGCCTGAAGCAATACTAGAACCAAAACCCATTACACCAACGTCCAATGGAGATTGTGTACTCTCTACTATTAGTTGATTATCAAGGCCTCTAACAAAGTTGACTATTGAACCTTTGCCGGAATTGCTACCAGGTTCACCGACTAAAATAAAATTATTATTTAGATTTACTGTTTGACCAAATTTTCCGTGTGCAGATACCGATCCCGAAGTTAGTTTATCTCCGATAGACCAAGGCATGGACTTTTTATATACAGCCCAATTGTTATTTCCATTATTATTAACCCATACTCGGTCATTGGCTTCCCACTTAACTGGTATATTTGCAATTTGTGTTGGAGTATCTATACGTAAACTGACTAGTTTGTATATCGAGCTATTAGATAAAAAATAATTTTGATTGCTAAACGCAAAATCAATTACAAAAGTTTTATTATCAATAATAGATTTAACTACATAGAGACCATCTAGTAGAATTGTTCCCTTAAGTAAGACAACATCACGTGCAGAAAGATTATGTAATGCAGATGTAGTTACTGCCGTGGTGCTGTTTAAATTGTCTGTTACTTTTATTACAGAATTATTAGTAGAAACAATTTTAAATACATTCCAATCTTGTGTACTATCATTGGCAACCCAAATAGTATCATTAGGATTAATATTATCAACACTTATGCTTAATGTACTAACATCTGTTAACTCAAATAGAGTATGATCTACATCGTCGATATTTACAAAGCCTGCTGTTTTAATATCGTTACTAGTGTCAGATTCTTCTGTTCTATTTAATAAAAATGGTGCCGTGAACGAAACACCGGAATAATTATAAATTCCATCTGTATTAGTATAAGTTGAACCATACACAATACTGTCTCGATCAGTAACTTCAAGGCTGGTAGGATTATTTAATGTGTATCTTTCATCTAATACCAAGTCAACAAATTTATTTGATTCTAATCCGCCATATGTTCCTACTCGGAATGCCCATTCTTCGTCTATCTGTACGTCGGTAGATTGGTTATTTAAATTTATGGTTGCCAGTGCATCAATAGCCGCAGGTGTACCTTTTTCTTTAATAAAACCTTGATAAAACTTAACTTGTGCAATATCAGTTAACCCCAAATCAGCAAGATATTGTCTATTTTTAAACCCGATTAATCCCATACCAAGGATATCAGCATCTGACTCCAAGTTAACAGTATCGACATTATAGAAATCTTCAAATTCTTTCGATCGAGTTGCAAAGTTTGGTAGTAAGCCTGTTTTATAATTGTTTTTATTTTCTAAAAGCCACTTACTATAATCAAATGAATCTATACCTGGTAGAGTGTCCGATGCAGTATAGTAATAACCTTTATACTCGACTAAATCACCTCGCGAATAATCTGTAAACGGGGTCCACAATTGTACTGGCTCCCCATTATATATAAAGCCCTGGGCAGATAATGTACCGGTCCACCCTTGTGTTTTAGTACCTATTAACTTTAATCTATATTGACGCTGACCGGATTCCGGAGAATATATAACATCATTGAATTGTGTTGTATTATTAAAAATTAATGCACTCTCAAATTGTACTAAATCAAATGTTGCAAATGCGATTAAGTCCGATGCATTGGTCAACGATAAGATAAAGTTATTATTGTCTCTGACTACATTATATGATTCTGTACCAATAATTTGGAAATTCTGTGTCATTATTCGACTGCCGTCATATAGGTCTGTTAACGAGTCTACTACAGAAGTGGCATTATAATAGGTTAAGGTTGTACTAAACGGACTCAATATAATAACTGCTCCGGCCGCCCAACTTTGTTGAACCCAAAACAAAAATTCCTTAGCACTTAGTTGCCAATTTCGTATTTGACCTAAATCAACGTCGAAATCAGTAAATCGTAATCCCTGGGCCACTAACCACCCCTCATACCCTGCTAAGAAATTAGCAACTTGCTGCAAATCTGGGAATATTGTACCGTAGGGAATATTAACTTTTAAATTAGTAAATTGTGTATACCAGTTTATAGAATATTTGTTAACGGTTATATTTGTCGGTGCTTGCTGAGCTGAGTCTGGCAATACTACACCAAAATAAGGTCTGTCATTGTCGTACCCGCTTACCTTAAATCCTGTTGGGACTTTTTCAATTATAACTGCGCTGTAACTTACCCTTAACGTCGGAGTCGATTTATTTAATATTAAATCAAAATCACTGTCAGGAATAATAACTGATTCGTTTATACTGTTAGGACTATTTTGATCCGCCAATATTTTTAATGTTTTCTTATCACCGAATCCTGCCATTCTATAAATTAAATTAATAGAATATTTTCCTAATATATTTTGTAAATTACTATGATCAACTATGCCTAAACTAGTTTGATAATCAGCGATCCAATTTATATAACTTGCAGAACGATTAACATTACTGGTCAAATAATTATAACCATTAACTAATATGTCGGATGGGATCAAACGTTGATCTGTATTTTTATTAACTAATTGTTTTAATTCTGAATTATATGCAAGATTATTTGTTGTTGCACCGATACCAAAATACTTTGCAGTATCTGTCAATGCTAAAATAATCTGCATTGCATAAGGATAGTTACTGCTATTTCGCCAAGCTGTTTCGATCGGCCCCCATTGGCCGGCTAGCCAATTACTAGAGAATTTCTTATTGGTTGAATCTGTCGTTAATAAGCCCAATGGTGGTCTTAAGTTACCATTTAAATCTACAGGAATGAATTCCGACAAACCTGGTCTTGCAAATCTCTGATCTACGCCGGCTCGCGGGCCTTGTGCAATATATCCTGCTTCCAAATCGTCCCACAGTATTTTATTGCCCGCGGCGTAAGGTGCGGGTCCATAATATGATTCCCACCAGTCTGGTCGGTCCGAGAATCCTAACATTTCCCAAGGATTAGTATGTGGGCGCTGGGTATCATAATAATACTCATAACAAGCACGCCACGATCCCGGTAAGTTATCTCCGGTGAGACTGTCTTTACACTGTCCGTAATTATAACTAAACGGATCTTCATTTGAATAAGTTGTATTGTCTGTATAATTTAATTTATTAAACCCTGCCCAAGGCAAATAGGTGTCTGCAATTAATTTGCTATACTGAGCTAAACTAAATCCCGAAGATCTGAATTTACCGGGTTTAGCTTTGTAAATATTGATTAAATTATTGTCATAGGAAACTTTAATATTATTAAAAATTCTAATTTCTAACTCTAATAATAAGTCATCTCTGAAGTCCCCGTATGCAGGAGTCAAGCTACCGTCGTGCCCCCTGATAAAAGTCTGTATAGTTGTATAAGTGTCGTCTGTTACTAATGCCGGCACAAATGATGGATATAGGCCCAATTTAGTTGGTGTTTCTGGTATACCGCAGCCGTCGGTATTACTATACTCAACTATGGTTATTGTATCTCTTACTGTTAATGCTACGGAGTCCGAAACTGCTAGCCCAGGCCCAGTAGTTAAAAAGTTATAATCTCTTCCGACTAATAGTTGTTGCCCATTCAAATAAACTAAAATAGCAAGATTACTAGGTACAGTATTATCAAATACTTTTGTAATTTCATATATTTTACTATTAGCATCGTATACGGTATAATTGATTTCGTTCTTAACATTACCGTAAGGAACCATATCGCTGTAATACCAAGGGTCTGTGTTTGTTTTAAATTCATTAATCTTAGTAAGAATATTATCAACAGCTTTAGGTACAGTCCATTCAATTACTTTACTTCCAGTCTCTGCCAGAGTTAAGAATTTATTTTTAAATCTTATGTATTCTTGTTCAGCAAACTTAACAGACTTAACGAAATCGTATTGCTGATTTGTTAAGAATGTCATTGCATATCCTAGCGGAGCACTATGTTGTAAAATTGTACCGCCTTTTTGAGTAATATCTAAATCTCTCAGGTTACTGACCCCTGGGAAATCCCCAGTGAAATCTAAACTATTTTCTGTTAAGCGTTTAATATGATTTCTTAAATCGCCCAATGTGCCGCTGGCAAATGTCTGATTTTGTGCATTGTTATCTAAGTTCGCAGGAACTTCAAAAAATGCGTTTTGACTTACTTTGTCGCTGAATACCTTAAGTGTTACTCTGTCATTGGTTGACAGTTTGGATTGATCGATCCAAATTTGTAAACTGCCGTTAGCTAACTTATAGATCCGATAGTTAGATTTAGATACTTGTTTAAAATTAACAAATACAAATAAGTTAGGAACAGTCGTTTCTGGCAGAGGAGTTACATCAATATTAAAATTACTATCTAATCCATCGTAAATGTAGCTGAATAACTGATATTGTCTGCTAAGGTGATCGACGGTTTGCCATCCGTTTAATAATTCATATGTGCCGTCTGCGTTATTTTTATGAACAAAGCCTGAGTTAATATTTTTAACATAATTTACATTATTTACAGCGTAGGAAAATGTGTCCGTGTCGAAATAATTTGTGAATGAAATATCCCCAATATTATTAAAATTCTTATAAGATAAAGGAAATCCTAAAACAGAATCTGCTGTCCCGATTGCTGGGGTATAGCCAAATAGCTTACTACCTATAAAAGCAGTGGTACTACTATTAACAGGATATTTTGTTGTATCACTGAAACTAATGCCGTCTATATCGAAAACGTCGAATAGTGGAGCTTGGTTAGTGGTATTAGGATTTTTAATTTGTCCTTCGACCCACGCCGTTCCGTCGTACCAGAAAAGTTTTCCGGAGTTGTTTGCTCCGCTAAACACTGCTACGGTTTCATACTTAGTTGGCATTGCATCTGCAGCTTCCACTAAGTGAATAATTTTATTTGTAGTTGGATTATTATCTTGGTCAATAAATGTTACTACATAAACCTTACCATTTGTTCTAGGATCAACATCGGCGGAGAAAATTACTCGCATACCTTCGAATAATAAGATTCCGTCGATTGTAGTAGTTATCGCTCCTTCTACTGTGTTAAAAGGATGTGTGATTACTGTATCAAATACATCTACAGTTTGTTTAGCAAATTTGCCGAAATTAAATAATTGCAAATCTGGTTTAAATTCGATAATAGGTCTAACAGCCTTAGTCGTCGGTAATGTAAATGAAGTGTTGTTATATAAAGAAGTTTGCTTTAGAACGTCAGAATGGAACCATCTATTACGTCGGCTCCACGCATTTAAATCTAAGCTGCTTCTATTGATAGTAATGTAGTCCGGATCTCTCAGCGAATCGTTTTCATTTAAATTCGGATTACCGTAATAAGACTGACCAATAAAATAAGGATATGTTGGTTTATTTGTAAGATCTTGAGTCGCAAAGTATGCGTAAGTACCCAAAGGATATTCTGGTGTCTTACAATATCTTCCGTTATATCTATCTAATGTGCCGTGACCATCTACAAATTCCCAATCTTCAATAAATGCACCAGGCAAGTAACTAAAAGTCACGCTAGTGCCTGCGTAAATGTTTGCTTCGATTGGTTTATTTAATTTTAATTGGTTAGAAACACCACTGTATTTTTCGATTCCTGTTGCCGTTGATAGACTGGAATTTACTATAACATAGTCGATACCAGCATATGTCATGGTCATACCAGGATTTAACCCGAAGGTATTATCAACTGTTAATGTATCTGTGATCGAAGAATCAACTATTACGTTTGCCGTTAAAGTGACCGTAACATCCGCAGGTCTAAACGCCTCCACATTAGTTGCAACATATGAGCTGGTCATCTTGGACGTTTGACCGCCGGCTATATTTGCATCAGTGAATCCCCAAGGACCGTAAATCGGATAACCATCAGCTGCAACACCAATCAATCTACTATGACCTGTAATTGGATCTATAGAACCGTCAGTAAATCCTGTTACATGTGCCCAAGCATTTGCATTAATAAAATCACTGGCCACATAATAATATTCGCCAGTGTCATTTACTGTTCCACCATATTGATCTTGACCTTGAATTTTTACTTCTTGATTAACTAAAGTCCAAGTTGTATTATTATCACCAGGTACAGCAATTCCACTAGATGGAGCAAAAATAGGAATTCCTACTACAGTCATTCCTATTACGCCTTTGTTATAAGCAATACTATCATGAATGCCCTGAGTGTCCTGACAAGCTCTGTAAGGGTATTTGTAAGTTATTTCCTGATTAATTATTTGATATTTTGTATTGCTATTAGGAAAATTGCCTGTAAGAGTTTGTTTAGGGTTGTCTGTCGAAGCGATAGTAATAGTAATACCATCATTTGTCTTGTTAACTTCTGCTACCGCACTATCAGTAAATGCACGAGAAATATCGTATGTTGTGGTTAATTGTGTAGGGTTAAACACCAAACTGTCTACACTCACTAATCGTATACCAGTCCCCACTCCTTCAACATAATAATGCCCATTTTGATAACTTGTAGGAACCACATAACTATCAAATTGAACTTTTAATCCATTAGTAAAAGTTACCCCGTTAGGGCTTCTATATTGAGTTTTTCCTAATATCTCTGAAGATATATCTATTATATTATTTCCTGCATCAACTAATTTTATTGTGCCGTATGCACCGTCAATATCGCCAATTTGATAATATAGTGTATCTAATGTTGCAGTAATTACTGGTACTCTAGTAAGCTCTAAATTAGACTGTGTATACCATTGTGTATTGCCTTGTTTTGTTCCGGCAAGTACTATTACTTTGTTAGATACAGGAATTGGCTCAACGAACAATAAAGTAATTATGCCGCCGGCAATTTTGATTTGCCACACACCATAACGTCTATCAATTGGCTCTGTTACGCTGCCAGTAGTCCAGCTTGGACTGTCGGTAGTCCACCAATCACTGGAATAAGTGGATGTTTGTACAAAAATAATATACTTTCCATCTAGATTACTAATTTGGCCGTCTATTCCGCCTGCGGCAATAATGTCTGTTACGTTTGCCCCTTGTAATTCTGCGTAAGTATATGTGGTTGCTAAATCAACAGTTCGAACAACCGGCATAGCTGAATAAAATTGTTGATCTGTTCTAGCCGGTACAGTAAATTCAATTATACCAGAGTCAATTCCGTTATTTGTAACCCCGAATACTTCTCTACTAGAGAAATTAGTATTAATTGATTGTTGGCCCGAAACGCCCGGGTCAGTCTGAATCCAAAATTTATGTCCAGGTTGATTTAATTTAAATTTATAATGACCACCACGAGCCAATGTCAATTGAGGATTCCATAATTGACCAAAGCCGTCAATGGTAACAAGGCCCTTTGATGTGTCCGTCAACGGATAATATGTGCGTTCGTTTTCCACAGCGTTTGCATATACTTGTACAAGGTCAGGGCCATCTGGCAACCAGTAATATTGTCCAAAATTAACAAACTTATCAAGATCTACGTTAGGGTTGTAGCTGTAAAATTCACTGCCAAATATTTTATTTGGATCTGAAACATCACTATTTAGATAATTTAATTTTTGTAAAAATTCTGGATATGATGTAGTAAAACTTATATCATTGGAAATCGGATCTCTGACTACAACGCCAGGTTCTAATTGATAATTGGCTCGAGTAGAATCAGGTTCCCTGATATATTTTGTAATATCGCTATCACCGGGCGCAAATTTTCTTCCGACGTAACCACTAATAGGTTTAACATTGGACTCGGTCACCAATTGATCTAACGTAGCATTTAAAAACTTTTTGTTAGTATCACTTTGGAATTGTGCAGGAAGAAAAGGTGTTGTCTTAGTAATAGGCATTTCAAAAATCTTAATTAATAATAGTATTTACCAGCTGATTTTGTAGGTTTAATTGTGCGGCAGTAATAGCGGTGATTACTTCAATATTGTCTATTGTAGCAGCACTTATTAAAATTTCATTCGGTGCGCTGACAATTTGTTGTAAACTGCCGTACAATTGATTGGTGCTAGTTGGCACAATAATTATACTTGCAACATATGGTGCCAATTGTTGTTGAATATAAGTGGCCAATTCTGTGAAGTAAAAGGTATCCCCGAAATCCCAATTTCTTGTATCAAAAAATAGATTGATATAGTTTAATACTTGGCTTCTAATTTCACTATCACTCACTACAGAGTTAGGATTTTTAATTACTTTAAATGTTGCTTGTAATTCAACTGCAGCCTTTGATCCAAAAAGAGGTTTAAAGGATGCACTGCTATAAATGATAGCATCACTTACACTCTTATATTGCTCAATATTACTATATGCTAAACTTAAATCTTCCGCATTTGGTCTAATCGGTTCAGTTAATAGCCCAGTAGTATCTAGTAACCACGATCTATATTCACTTTCGTACCCGCTAGTTAAAATATACATATCTATTAGATTATTTGGACTTGGATCGATTCTATTGTTCCCTGGTGCATTATGTCTATATTGAAAATTTAAATTTTGTCGACCAACTCTGGCAATATAATTAAAAGATTCGGTGTAAGGTAATGTAGAGTCCGGCGACGATACAAAGAATTTTTTATCGTTATATGTATAAAATATCTGGCCAGTGGGATAAGTGTTAACTTGTGCCGACATTTCTAATTCTGTAGCATAGTCGACTACCACTGTGGAATTGTCAATCGGAGTATATGTAACAAAATTGTCATACCCATAAGTTTGAGTAAAAAATACGTATTTTGTATTTGCGGCTACTGACGGTTTAACTATTATATCAAAAATATCAGGATTGTCTGGCACTCCATCATCATTGCTATCAGCGTAAGTGATTCTAATTTTAGACGAGTTCACATATCCGTCGGATTCTGCAACTTGATCATAAACATTCCAAGTTATATTTTTAGATAATGGCTTAAATGTATCAGGATCGCCTGTGTTCTTTAAAATACTAACATAGTCATCAACTGTTAATCCGGTTACCGGATCGTATATTTTTGTTCTTCCGTCGTAGTAGAAAAGTGTTTCTGCCAGACTTTCAAAAGTATAGCTTAACCCTCTCGATGTAACAGAATATATTGTGCCGGATAATGTAAAATGCATTAACCAACTGGAATCCAAATTAGATCCCGAAGTACTTCCTTCATTTGTCTGACTAAAATCATTGATTACGTCGATATCCTGTGATGTGATTATTGCCCAAGTTCTATTACGTTGATCATAACGAATACCAAATTCAGTATAAGAACTAATTAATGAAATTAAAGTAGATTGAAATGCAGAGGAAAAACTATTATTAAACGCCGGGATAACATTTGCCGCAATCGCACCATTGGGCACATTTGTGCTTAGTGTAACTGGACCGTATCCAGACGGTAATTTTCCTTGGCTTCCGTTTCCTACTATTCCAGTAACTGTTACATAAATGCTGCTATTACCGGTCAATGGCATTCCTGAGTCAGGAATAGGTTTAATATTATTTGAACTATCAAAATAATTCCCTGTGCCCGGAGTAAAAATAATAATACTTCCAGAGTTTATGTAAGCATTATTACCGGATACGTTAGCTCCTATTTGTATAGGGTTACCGGAATTGTTAATAAAATATCCGGTACAACTATTTGATCCAATAGTAGTTCTGTTCCAAGATACATTTGTTAAAGTAGGTCTATTGAAAAACTCATAATAAAAATGTAATAATAATTTATTATCGATAATCGGAATTATATCATTCTGAATTACACGAGCAATATCGGCGGTTGTTGACCACCCGAAATTAAAATTGTTTTGTATGTTTTCTTTATAAAGAATACCATCATCACAAAAAATATTTGTACTGCTGTAACGGCCGGTGTTATCTAACACATCTAAATATCTACTAGTTCCGCTGCTGAATCTATTAACCGATTTAACTTTGCTGATAGTGCTAAATTGAGTATAAGGGAATGTATTGTAATCTTCCGCGGTTATCATTCTGTTTTGAGAATAATATTGTTGTGGTGCGCGAAGTTTAATGTCAGACAATAATTCACGTGCACTAGAATTTACTACTGTAGATTTTAGACTAGCAGTGATGGTTAATGTTTCAATTCTTCCTTTTTTACTTACGTATGGTATTGTAAATTTTATACCAGATAGTTCATCTGGTGTGATTTTATAAGCAACGCCAGCACTGGTTCTAAAATAACATCTAAAGTTGCCTTGTGGAATCTGTGCAAAAGTACCGTCTCCAAATACTAAATCAATTTGATCATTTGTTTTACTATTAACTTGATAGCTAGTCGACGCTGCATTTTTATTATAAATGATATTAGTCCCTGCTACTGCTGGAATTTGATTCCATAATGTAGAAATAGCACCTATGTTGTTTAATTGATATAACCAAACGTCTGAGTTATTAATGTTATCGTAATTAACCCCGATAATATTATTAGGAATACTTTCTGTCACAGTGAAATCGTATATCTGTGATGCACCTTGTTTAAAGTACAAAAAGAATCCAGTATTATTGCTGTTGTTGCCTTGATTATCATTACGATATAAGATATTTAAAGGATTACCCGGTGCTGGTGGCACTTCGTAGATATAAGGTTGATTAACACTAGTAGAACTTACTGCTTCAAACCCAATGCCGGTCCCATTAATTGTACTTTGAAATTTATATATAGGAGTAGACCCTGCCGGAGTATTAATACTGTATTCGTCTGTTTTAACTGACCCGATAATTTGACTATTGCCAGATTTTCCAAACTTTTGACTTGTAGGTAAACTGGCATTTATTATTGTTATGAATTGTTCGTACCAGTTTATATTAGTACGATCATTCCATTTAATGATTAAATTGCTAAGTTCTGTCCCGTTACTATCTACTAGAGATTCTGTTGTTTGTACACTGTCAAATTTTAAAAGACCGCTAGCAGGAATATTTCTTTTAGGATTATACCCCACAAGTTTTGCTAACTTTAAAACACTATCCCTGCGCTCGGCAGTATCTAAAAAAGATTCTCGAGTATTTAAATCTGTTCGAAATGCTAGATTTTGTCCTAGAAATGCTATAAGATCAATTAATGCAATATACTCGCTGCTTTCAGTATAATCATTAAAATCTTCAGGATAATATAAACGTAAGTAATCAATCATTGCCTTACGCAATGTTTGAAAATCATAGCTTTGAAAGTCTGCGTTTTTGAAACTTTCGTATATTTTAGTCCAGTCTTGATTGACTAATAAATTGTTTTGTCTCGTAGTATTGGCCATACTTGTTCCATTTTATGTATTTATTATGGAAAATATATGCTCTTATTAAGAGTTATTTGCGTGTGCTGGTTTTGCTATTTTGATCAAATTGAACTATTAATGTACCTGTTTCGTTGGTCTGTACAAACACTAAATTTAATTCAAGTTGAATACCCAGTTCATATTCTGTTACTACTACGCTGGTTGCGGTTATTCTGGGATCTGCGGCAACTATCTGTTTAACATCGTTATAAATTAACTGTTTTGTAGGTTCGTCTAATGGGTCAAATAATGTATCCCAAATGATAGTGCCGTAATCAGGATTCATCAACTTCTCACCTTTACGTATGTTAAAGTGATTTAGTAAATCTTGTTTTGCAAGTTCAAAATCTGTCAGAGTAAACTGACTAGTTCCTGAAATTGTGCTGAATCCTTTATATAATGCCATATCTATATTTATTATCCGCCAAGTATGGTTTTACTTGAATTGCTGGCTGTAATTGTAGATACTTGTGTTTGACTATATCTTCCTTGCTGGAAATAGCTAGCAATAGTTGTACCGTTGGCATCAGCTGCCGAACCTGATAATGTACCGTTTACCCACTTTTGCACGTTGCCGGTGCCCATTAAATGACTGGCGCTTAAGTATCCAGCAACTTGATCTGTTGGCGTAGATGAATTAATTACCCCTAAGTTAGTAAGAGAATTATAGTTTCTTTGAGTATAATCGATCATTGTTTGTTCTTGCAATGCAGGATTCGATAAAAAGTCGTTTAGACTTGCAGGTTTTCCTGGTCCACCGATCCAATTATTAGGATTATTTAATGCATCGGCCGTTTGTGGCGTCCCTGGTTTTAATAACCCTGCATCTTGTAATGCGGCAGAACCCATTTGATATTTTCCTGCATATCCAAATTGATTTACTGCCGAATAGTTTCCTGTACTTTCTGTATACCCTGTTTGTGCCATATATGCTCTAGTTTCATCTAAACTCAATGCTCCTACCGCCGATGTTGGATCCGGTTGGCTGATAAATGCGCTGGTGGGCGCTGGTCTATTGACTGACGATTCCAATGCCTGTTCTACATTGGGACTAGTAACTGAAGCTGTCGAAGGATTTACAAATCCTCTACCTGCCCCTGCTGTTGACGTAGATATTGCTGCTTGTTGTTGAGCTGCTTCTGCTGCAATGTTCCCCCTTATATAAGGCTCATGAGTTGGTATCCTATAACAAGCACTTTGCAACATATTTGTTTCTGCTGCCCAAACTTTACCTGTAAAAATACTGTCTGCATTTAAATATTTTGGTATTGTTGCAGGTGTTGGCGGTTCGTTACCACCGCCACTGTTTAATCCAATAACACTGCCGTTCAACATCATACTGCCAGTGCTTTTAATACTCATACTACCACCACTGTATATACTGGCGGATGTTTTTGCTTTAAGTATAGCAGAACCACCATATAATTCAATTGCTTTACCGCCGGTAGCAGAAAGTAAAGTAGATCCTTCAAGTTGAACCGATGTTGCGGTCATTTTAATATTGTTTTTAGCATTCATAATGATATCATGATCACTATGCATCTGAATATTGCCTTGAGATCGTATGCTCAGATCTCGTTTGTTATAAATCAACACATCGCCTTCTTTAGTAAGTTCGACCCAGGCTGTACCTGTGCTGTTACTTATATACATAAAACCTTCGCTATCATTCATTAAAACTTGATGCCCTGCGGCGGTTTTTAATCTTACTAAATTATTTTTATTTTGTATATCCCCGTCGTCCATTACAAAACTATGGCCAGGAACTCTTGCAGTTACTTTAGGTGCAGTATATGTACCCGATGCAATCTGTTGTGATAGAGTAGGATTATTGGCAGGGTCTTGGGATGCTAACGGTCTTCCTGGTGTGCTAAATCCAAATACACTGCTGATAGTATCTCGTTGTGCACTACTAGTAATAGCTCCACGAGTTATATCTCCGTCCAGACCTACTCGTATTAATTGGGCAGTAGCATAACCGTTAATAGGTCTAAGATTATTAATAAAATCAGAATTTAATGTGTTAGGATCATTTTCGTTATATTCTCCCACAGGGTAAGGAGTTCCGGGAATTAGATTCGGCATTACTGTGGCGCCCATGCCGCCAGTCAAACTCACACTATCAATATTATTCCAACTAGTACTAGGAGTTCCTGCCGGCAACATATACTTGCTGACATTTGTCGTAATACAAGCAAACCAGAACCCGACTGTACCTTTTGACGGCGGGAAACAGCAAAGAACTTGATTTTCTACGTCAGGAGGTGTTGCCCAAAATCCATAACTTTGCTTAGTATATTCATATGCATTTAATTGCAGCTGGTGATCGTAACCCGGGGTCGATCCTAAATACGGACTAGCATATGCAACTTTAATCCACCCCTCTTGATTATTTTCTGCTGTACCAAGAGCCGGAATCCATACTCTAATAGACCCGTCCCTAGTAGAAGGTATAATTTCTTTTACTGTTCCTACATATATGCCGTTGGGAGAATCGATATCTGCGTGTTCGGGTTTAGCCCAAATACTTTGGTCTCTTGATGCGTATGCTTTTCCTTGATTTGCCATAAATTTCTCTTAATTAAAAACTGAAAACATCCCCGGATATATCTCCAAGCTGTACGTCGGTCAATCCCGACAAATCTACTGCACTACCTAAATCTGGAGGTACTGTTAGATCTGTGACTGATGATGTATCCGGAACATCACCTGACAATACATTTAAGCCCGAATCAGTAGTTTGCCACCCACTGGTAAAATCACTAATACTAGATTTGAGATCTGTCGCGAGACCCGATAATTGTTTAGTCACTGCTTGTGTTGCTGTTTTTAACAAGGCATTGGTTGCAACACCAATGGCCTGATTTGCTAACCCTGCGATTAACCCGGTAGCACCTGCCGCACTAGTTAATGCAGCAGGATTAATATTTAATCCTGATGCCCCGGATGTCAATTGATTAACTATAATGTTTGGTCCTTTGAATATCGCAGATGGCAAAGGCGTCAATTGCCCGAGGCTTTGACTTAGCACTGTATCATTTCGCGATGCGATACTTAATGCTGTATTTTTTGTGCTATCTTCGACTAATAGTCGTACTAGATTTAGTGTTTGTATAAATTGACCTCTTGAAAAAGAACTCTCTACTGTAATAACTTTATATACTCCGGCAAATGCACTGTACTGAAAATCACCGACATTGGGGTTGGCTAGACCGGTGGAATCATCATAATCTGTTGGTGATTTAAAATTCACAAATACATATAGTTCGCCGTCATCAGTAACTAAACTATTATTCGGTGTAAATTGACTAGAAACGACGTTGAGATTCTGATTGTAGAATAAATCATCTTGTTTGATAAACTGAGGATCTCCGATAATTTTTAAGTCTAAATTAATCATATCGCCACGACTATTTAATGTTAAATCTCGCTGTGTGTCGGCGGCCCTCATTTTTAATGCTTGTCCGGCACCCGTCATAACTGATGTAGTTTGATTCTGTGACACGTGTCCCGATGCTGGAAGGAAATACGGATTATTCGGAATCTGATTAACTGCCCCGCCTGTGGCACCTAAATTTGCGGGTTGCGGGGCCGACTCTTGAGATTCAACTTTAGTCACATCCGCGGTTAATTGCATGTAAAACATCATATCAAAATCAATTGACATATCTATTACATCTTTATTTTGTCCTGTAAACAAATAGTCATACCATTTAACATATCCGTTGGCTCGTCCTAATTCCGAATGTGCATTTTTTGGAGTAACAGTCCACGGCTTTACATAGTATGTAACATCTAATGCATATCGATTAGTCCTAGTATCGTATTGTTTAATTACAACTTTAGGAATTATTCGATACCATTTTAGCGGCGAT